CTTTTGTTTTATTTTTGGTTTACCAGATTTATTATTGATATATTCAAATAACTCTTTTTGTGGAGTCTGTTTGATATAAAAATGTTGTGTATTTAGTTTGCCAGTATTTCTGTCTTTAACCACCTGGCTTGGTTTTAATTTTGTAGGCATGTACAATCACCTCATTATATTTTATTTATTTCTGCCACCCTTTAATATATTCAGTACTAAAGTTTGCTTTACTAAATTCTAATCTGTCAACAAGTTTTAAAGCATTACGACCGAGATGGTCAATAGCAACGAACCCTTCTTGTCCTGTTACTTCAAATCCTGTGTTTGTTTTCAAAAGAGTTCTTAAACCATCACTATAATTTAATTTAGCAATTACAATCATCTTTGCATCTACTAATAAATTATATAGGGTAAATACTTTGGTTACTTCTTTGAGATTACCTCTAGCAAAATATTTTAAGACACTGTCACGCACTGCAGCTTTTCTGTCTTTAGCCGCTTGTGATTTAACCTTGTCCATTTCTTTTTGATAATATTCATTAATAAATTTCTGCATATCTTTGATCGCTGCAGGAACGTTTTGAATACGAGAATTTTCTCGTACTTTCTTATTAATGAATGTATTAATTCTTTTATTGAGTTCTTCGTTGTCTTTTAATTCGTTTAATGCGTATGGCTTAATAGTTCTAAATATACGACCAGCATCTGATAATAATTTATTGAATGACTTTGTTTCTGCTGCTGTAAATGTTACTCTACCAGATTGGTCTTTAAATACAGCATCTACATGCCAGACCGTTGGTATTTCTTTAAGTTTTGTTGATATCGCCTTTCCAAAACTTGCTTGCATTCCTTCAAGAGTTTTTCCTCGGTATGTTGTGTGCCAAACCACACCGATTTTGGATCGTTCAATTTGTTTACCGAGGTCTGAGTCTTTAGGTATCGCGTAAACAATGGTATTAGGATGGAAAGTAATATGCGGTTCTCCATCAATATTTTCTGTTTTGAGATCGTCGTTCGTATATAAGAAATCACCTTGCACTACTCCTTCAATTCCAAGCTTAGAGAATTCTGCAAGAGCTACTTTAAATTTAGCTCCTAAATCTCCGCTTAGGTCATTATCTATTTCTGCATTTGTTTTATATAGTTTTGGAGTCTTGTTAAATACTCCCTTTTTAGCAACAAAGAATTTGCCATCAGATGGGTCAGTACCTGCAAAGATTGCAGGAGCGCCATCCCATTTAACTGAAATTTTAACTGGTGCTTTTGTATTACCACCAAGCATATCACGAAGTGCTTGAAGATACTGGAATACATTACGCGTTCCATTAACTCCACCATCTAAGACAGCATCTTCCAAATGTGTCATGTGGAGATTAGCTCCGGCCGCTTCTTCTAAATATGTCTTAAATCTTATCATTTTGCTTTAAACATCGCTTTAAATTCGTCTGTCATTTCTGCAGTAAATGTTGGTGCTGCTCTAAAGTTTCCTTTATATCTTAATACGATATGAGCAACTGCTACTCTACCAATCATTAAGTCAAACTTTAACATAGCAGCTGTTGCTTCTTTTTCAAAAGCTTGAACTGCACCCTTTGTTGGTCGTATTGAATTTTTACCTGTTTTAACTAAACCATTTAACATGGTAGTGACTGTATTAATATCTTTATAGTCACCTTCTGATATATCTACACCTTTACGAGGACCGTAGTCACCAATACCTGTAACAAGAGTAAAATCAAAATTAACTCTTTTGAGGTCTTTTAAATCAGCTTTAAAAATTAAATCTACTAATTGATTTGCTAATAAGTCTGAATTTTTTAATATTAATTTATATAATGGTTCAAAGAAAGAACCTGCACCTTTTAACTTATAATTAATCAAGTCGTTTGGTAAACGTGTTACAAACTTTTTCCAATTATTAACGTTTAGTTTTGTTATATTTTTCTTAATGTCATTAGCTACTGCTGGAGGTATTTTCCATCTTTTAGGATTACGACCTGCTTCTCTAATAACTTTAATATAAAATGCTGCAGCACTTCTGTCAAGCTGTTTCATTAACTTATCAAATTTGGGGTCTTGGAACAGAGTTCCAAATGATTTATTAATTAGTGTTGGGTCATTTTCTGTAATACGTTTTTTCTTTTTAAGTGATACGCCACAGAAATTAGCACCTTTCTTAACGATAAAGTCAGAACTATTAAAGTCCTTCATTCCATATTTTGTTATTTGAAATTGTTTGACATCGTTATCCCATGCTTGACCAGTAAGATATACCATATCTGCTTTACCATAACCTGCTTTATGCATTGATAAAGCAGCAGATACAGCTTGACAAAGATTAACATAATCTTGTCCATCTAAACTTGCTATTTGACCGGCTGATGCTCCTTTAACTTTATTGAGATTTAATTTACAAAACTCAATTAGTTCGTCCATTTCTTCGACTGTTTTTGGTGCAGTTAATTTTGACTTAAGACATAATGCAGCAGTCATTAACTCATTTGGGTCATCTCCTGCTTTACTACGCTTACCGTCTGGTCTACAATTAACATAGATATATCGGTCCATATCCTTATGTTTAATTGTAATATCTTTATCCATTCTATCAGAAGGTGGTTGTGGTCCTTCTTCTAAATCTGGAGTATCAGCAATAATTTGTCTTGCTAATGATGCCCATTTAACACGTTTATTACCAGGCATAATAGCAAAGAGGCCGAGCTTTTTACTATTGGTTTTACCATTACGATTGTCAACTTCAATTGCACCATCAATTGTTGAAATACCATCGTCGATTTTAGATAAAACATTGATAGCAAATGATACATCATCTCCAGAATAATCTGGAGTATCAATAGGTGCTTCTGTTAAACCTGAAAAATCTCCAAAGCTCAAACTAATGTTTCGTTCTTCTTTAGGAACACAATTAGGCACCATTTTATTGCCTTTCTTTTTCATTCCTACTTGTTTATGAGTACTCCAACAAGGGTCGTTTTCATCAAGTTTTCCACCTGCAGAAGTAAACGCAGCGATCGCCATATCACGTCGCTTTTCTTTATCTGCATTTTTAAATTGAGGTGCATCTGACTTTTGGAAATCATCAATCCATGCACCTAAGCCATCGGATACTTTAAGCTTTTCTTCTAATGGTTGTTTTGCAAATGAACTAAAACTTTTCATAATACCTTTATCAAAAATATGGTGTTTCAGTTATTTATAAAAAATTAAATCAAATGAGCGTCGCTGAATACACCTTTCTTTTTCTTGCTTAATCGTTGACCGATGTCTGTCTTGTCAAACACAGGACCATCATCAATCACTTTCTTTTTTCCCGAGTCACCTCCGGAACTGTCGTCAAGGTTGATATTGTTTTGAGCACTTTCTTCGAGTTCATAGATTTTCATCTTTGCTCTATCAATACCAACAAGGAATCTACGATACCAACTGATATCACCCCAACGATTCTTTAATTGTTTAAGCATGAGTTGTCCAAGCTCATCAAGCTGTTCAGATGTTACAAGACCAAGAATACAGTCAGCAGTATGAGTAATACCCATAGATTCAGATGTATTTGTAAGGTCAACATCAGAGTTGCCGTAGCCATCACGGTTGAACTGAGATGATGTTACAAGTGCACAGTTAAACTCCATCGCAAGACCACGAACCTCTTCAGCAATACTCTTAACAAGGTTATAACTACTTGATGCTGCAGCACCTCTTACACGAGATGAAGCACAAATGTTAAGATAGTCAAGGAATATCACATCAGGCTTAAAGTTTTTCTTCTGTTCAAGCTCATTTAGTAAGTGTCTAAAGTGACCAGAATGCACAGAACCAGTAGGATACTCTTTAATAACAAGTTTACCAGTGGTTTTAGTTTTGTATCTGTTGAGTCTTTTTTCATAAACATCTCTTGGAATCTCATTGACTTCGTCCATTGTAATATCCATAATGTTCGCATCAATACGTCGGCCGATTTCTTCTTCTGCCATTTCCATAGTAATATAGAGAACATTTTTACCATACATCAGATGATTAGCTGCCATGTGACATTTGAGTAATGATTTACCGCCACCCGTCGTAGCAAGTAATACTGTCATTGATTTACGAGGTAAACCACCTTTGGTAATTTTGTTTAGAATATCAATGTCAAACGGAATCCGCTCTTCTTTTCTGTGGTAATGTTCGTAACGATCTTCATAGTCATTTAAAAAGTCGTGACCAACACTTGAGT